GGCGAGAGGCGGACATAAACGAACTTCTAAGACCCATGCTACTCAACGCGGTAGAGGCCGTGGAGGACGGGCTCCTCGTGGTGGAGGCAGGGGAAACCCTGGCAAAAACGGTCCCGGTAGAAAATCCGGGAAGCGACCTACCACCACTGGGAAACATCTGTCTTCTCGCGGCAGCAGCCAAAGCGCCGGTGGAGTTGGGAGTCCATCGGGTCGTCGTGGGCGCAAGGTAAACTCATTGCCGAAAGGCCGTGGGGGAGCCGTTAAGTCACCCAAACTTAGTGTGTTAGCCGGGCGGCGCAAGGTTAAATCCCTTGCGGGCAGCGCCAGTAGTCTTGGTTCCAGTTTCTGGAACTTCAGCGCTATTGGTTCCTGGGCCAGGAGGGCTCGGGGAGGAGCTAAGCACTCTAAGCGGCCACACGACCGATTGAGCGCAAAAAGGCCTGGGGGGGGCCCCTCCGACAGTGGATCTAGTCCGACGTCTTCTAGATCTTCTGCTCACTCCTCAGGTAGCAGGTCCAACTACTCGGTACCTGACTGGCTCGGGCTTGGAGACAAGCCTAAACGTGAGCCCCGGCCCCTTCGGCGCAGATATGTGCTGTGGGGTGAAGACAAGGTAGGTAAAATTTATCCTACCGCTAAGGCAAGAGATTTGCGTACCGCTGGCCGCGTGCCTATAGGGCCCTTGCGGACGCTCTCGAACCTTTTGGGGACTGACCGGCACTTCTTGCCTTGCTTTTGGAATGCTAAGTTCCTGCAAGGAGTAAGTCTGGTAACAGATGGTCTTGCGGTTGTGCGCTATCACCTCATCGATCGCCCACTTCAGCAGGATGCCGCAATCAGCCTCCATCAGCATGCCCGCTCGCAACTTGCAACTGGCAAGGGTCAGGAGTCATGCTGGGTCAAGGGTAGTACACCCGAGAGTGAAAAAGAACCAATGAGCTTGCGACTTGTGCGGGCCCGGGCTTTGCGGTTCTTCCTGGAGAGCGATGTCTCAGAACATTGCCTTTCAATGAAGGAGGAGGGCATACCATTATCAGGGGGTTTTCGATGGGACGATGATTCCTGGGTATGTCCAGACCTGATTTGTTACCTATCTCGGTTCTCCGAATTTAGGTCCAGGACGGTGGAGCACCTCCGCATGCTACAGAGCCGTGCGGTTGTGTGGTGTAAGGAACGGAAGCTGCGTGATGAGGACGCGGCCAAGTTCCGAGCGCCGTCGGTCGCCCTTGCTTTCCACTTGGGTGCCGCGGAGTATCAAGCCCTTCAGATTTTGCGGTCTGAAGAAGGCCATATTGCCGTGGTAGTATCAAGTGCGTTGTCCGAAGGAGGCCCAATTCCGACAGTCCACTGGAGTCTTGGGGGATATCTGCGTGGGAGAGATTCCCTCAAGAAAGTGGCAAGTACTATACGGTTCCCTTATGTAACGGTAAGAAGGAGCCACTTGCCCACTCTCGGTTTCGATCTAGGTCCCGTTAGCAAAGTTGAATTTCCTTTGCCGGCGCTGGCCTGGACGAGCGTTCATGACGTGTTGAGCGCGCCGCTCAGCATCCCTACTTCCTGAGGGGGCCCTGTGATCGTACCTGCCGTGTGTCAAGGATGGCTGCCGGAGAGCAAGTGGCCGGCTCTTGACCTCGGTGCTCGCATTAGGTACGTTCCTGATCATGGGGAGTGTCATGGAAAAAGGAAATGTTACCGCGTGTTTTGCCCTGACGTTTTGGGCGATGCGCGCCCCAGCCTCATTGCTCAAAGCTGTCTTGAGAATGAGGTGAGAGGAGTCTTGGGTAGAGTCCTCTCTCTTGTCCCCAAACCCACTTGGGGGGCTGTTGCCAATCTGCGTAAGGAGGCGGATGTGCTGGTGCGCCGATTAAGGAAATTGGCAGGGGTCAGACATCTAAGTCCTTGGCAACGCGGGCAGGTTTATGAAAAGTACGGAGGTAGCCGGCGCAAAAGATACGCGCAGGCAGAAGAATCCTTCGTGAGGGGGGAGTCCTTACGCAAAAGGGACGCTGAAATTTCTGCATTCGTGAAGGCTGAGAAATTTTGGGGTGCCTTTAAGGATCCTCGGATCATCCAGTTCAGGACCGTTAGATATAATTTAGAATTGGGTACTTTTCTGAAACCAGTTGAAAAACTGCTCTATCGACTATCGGGCTGTAAATCCATGGGTGGGCTCGCGTGTATGGTAGGGTTGCCTTGGGTAGTTAAAGGTTTGGACAGCATAGGGCGGGCGAAAGTATTACAGGGTAAGATCGGCCAATTCCGACATCCTGTTATAGTTTCTCTCGATGCTTCTCGATTCGACAAGCACGTGTCCGAGAAGGTCCTGGAAGTTGAGCATGGGATTTATCTCGCGCTCTTCGGAAACGACCCCCTCCTGCGCCGATTGCTGCAATGGCAAATAGTCAATAAGGGGAGGACGATGCATGGCTTAAAATATTCATGTCGTGGGAAACGCATGTCCGGCGATATGAATACAGCCCTAGGGAATTGCCTTGTGTCGTTGCTCCTGGTGCTCGCCGTCTTTAGAGAGCTTGGTATATCCAAGTTCCAGATCCATGATGACGGCGATGACTGTTTGATTATTGTAGAAAGCGATGTGTGGGAGAGGCATGCGCGGTGTTTCACAGGGTCCTGTGTTCATGTTGAGCACTGTCGTCAGGCCATTTCTGAATCAGATCTCGCCTGGCTGGGGGCTTCTGCCTCCTCAGGGACAGCTTCTGACTTCTCATTAGAGTCATTAAGGAAGCGTGGAGTTACGGCTACCACCGGTCCCGGCATCTTCGGACAATACGGGTTTGTGATGAAAGTTGAGAACGTCGCTACGGAACTGTATCAGGTTGTGCATTGCCAGACTCGGCCCACCTTCCTATTGAATAAGCAGCCTAGTGCTGACGAGGCGTCATCGGGCGGCTCATGCGGTGTACTGTCCATGAGAGGCGGGAACCGTGTGGTCATGATGAGGGATTTCCGTAAAATCCTCAAGACGTCTCTTACCGCTTTCCGGCATTTTAATGAACCGATGGGCGGCAGGAAGGTGATGAGGGCGATTGGTTATTGCGAGTTGGTACTTGGGCGGGGTTGCCCTGTGATACAGGAGTTTGCTCTTATGCTACTTAGGGTTACGGAGGGGTTTGGCTTGCCAAAGCTGTTTCCGGATGAGGGGACGGCCACTCGAATCCTTCGTGAACTAGGTTATGGCGGTATGATTTCTTCCGACCGCTTAGTCCGAACCGTGGTAGGTGTGAGAACAGAGGATATCACGCCTGCTACGCGAGCTATGTTCGCTTTAACATGGGGCCTCTCTGCAGATGCGCAGCTTCAGATCGAAAGTCAGCTGCGGTCGATGACGTGGTCCATGTTTAACGGTCTAGCATTTAGGGAGGAGCCGTCCGATGTGATTGGTTCTTCCACTGGGTGCGTTGAGCTCGGCTTGCCCCGCTCAGGGCTGTTGGACGTGGATTACCCTGACTTGCCTGATGGATGGATCTGGTAGACGTTGATATGGGCGTGATGGGATTGGACGGCTGTAAGCGGTGAATCACCCTAGTAGGCATGTTACCAGCTAGGGAACGATGAACATCCTGCCGCATGCGTGATCTCTCGCTGTGTTCTCGGGCACAGCGTCTGCGCGCCTTTCCTGTTACGTTCGTCCGCTAAAGTGGCTTGTGCTTGATCGGCGGATCTCCTCGGGGTGGGTGTGGTCCCTGTTTCAAACCTCATTGCCCTGGGGCAAATCCCCCGCTGAAAGAGTACGTGGTCATTGCTGGCGTAGTGGGTATTGGGAGCTTCGGCGTAGACCAAACCTGCTGCAATGCTGGGGGGGTGCTTCGGCACAATTTGAACTACCGCAGTAGTGCTCATTACACCTGGGATGTCGAAAGAAATAGGTAGGGTCCTAAGGTTGTGGTGCTACAATGCGGGTCACATTGCCCTGATGCGGTCCGTAGGTATCTAAATGCGTTTATCGGGTCCGGAAACAGGAACGACGGGTGAGCTCCTTACTGCTGGGCTGTAATCCAGCGGTGCACCGTAAGATAATTGGGTGCAGGCGGGGGCGCACTATTTGACTGCGACTGGCGATCCCTATTGAGGGTAGGCGATCCGAGGTGCAGCAGGGGCGGCAATTGACCTTTGGGGATTGCGCCGCAGAACTCGCCTAAGCCGGGCAGCGTTGCCTCACGGGGCATGTGAGACTCTCCCGGATATGGTTTAACTCCACTAGGTAGGAGCTAGGGTTCTCCATCACCGAACCGGTCATGCTCGCACCATGGCTAAGCAGACCACGATTGCGTTCTTGAGCTGCCCTACGAATAGATACTGGGCAGAGTACTCCGCAGTTGAGTTTGCTTAGCAACAGAGTGCGACCATGCGGCCGGTAGGTGAGCACCGGGACTTCACAGGTCGTCGTCCAATATGTAGGTAAGGAGTCATCCTGCGCGTAGGCTACCCACGGGGAATGGGTCGCGACTAGGGAAAGTCGGCGCGTAAGTTGAAGGAAACGCTTGATGGCAAGATGGCAGAACGTAGCTGGGAACTCACGGGAACTCAGTCAGTTGTCAGGCCTGTAATGGGTACTGGCCGCCTTTGTCTCCAGAGTGCAGCCTGGGTTTTACTGTTAGTTTTATGTGCCTAAGAAAGCCCTAACAGTAACATCTTACCAAGCGGTCCAAGAACTCCGAAGGGGGTGAGGGCTGTGTACGGGCACCTGGATAGCGCGTTTACCTGCTCGGCGGGGCATTACTTGGGCTGCGGGTTTAAGCTGTAACCGTGGCCTGGGGACTTGCACGTTGAGATCAATAGTCCCGACTGATGGCGGAGAATGCGGTTAGCCCTCGTTGTACTGCTGAACACCTGTGATGGGTGCACTACCGAGGAACTCGATCACGTAAGTTGGTGAATCGCCCTGTTGCGCATGTTACGAGACAGGGAGCGATGAACATCCAGTGACGGGAACACAATCAGCGGTCTGCGTTGCATCCAAAGCTCCAAAATTTCTGCGTTGCGGCCCTTATTACCTGAGGGAGGATCCAATCTGCGGGGCGAAAGCTGCCTAGTGCGCTCTGCGCCATCCCGGCGTACGGTTTGGTAAACCGAAGTTTCGGCCGCTAGGGCCTACGATGGCTAGGCGGTTGGAAGAGGGAAGGAAGCAACTTCCGGTCTGAAACCTTGAGCGGCAGTTGTGTTTCGAAGCGGCACGCAATTTTAGCGTAGTTGTACGGCGTCACCGACCTAATGGTGTTGTCTCGGCCACGTAATTTACCTAAAGGCATCCCTATCTGCAACAAGTCCTAATGTCTCCTAATGACGGGGGCGGGCAGAGAACACAGGTGACTGTACGCCTTGCGAGGTCATCGGCGGTTCCGAAGCAGGGTAATGTCGGCTGGGTGGTGGCTCAGAACCAGCCTACATGGTCCACCGAGGTTAATCGGTGCTCCCGGTTAAGCGCCACGGCTTTGTACCGTGGGGTTATCACGCCTGTGCTCGCCGTCGTTCGCCTAAACCCGGATCATGCCATGTTCCGCGGGGATGGCGGCGCCCACGAGCACCCTCTGCGCATGTGCATTGAGAAACATTTCTGCTCAACTTGGCGGTAGGGCACTTGCGTTGGTTGCCACCGTGTAGATGAAGGCTGTTCGTCGGTTGGGACGGTACTGTAAAGCCGGCCCGTAATAACAGGGGTCCGACGGGAAGTAATAAAGGCGCTGCCCTTCTACAAACGCGCGCACTGCCACTGCGTGTGGGCGTAGCGGGGATGTGGGCCGCTTGCGTAACCGTTGACGGGTTAACTGTGTATGGGCACCGTCGATTCGCCTCAGAATTGGGGAAGCGCAGACAATCCTTCATTTTGCACATAGGCGCTATGCACCGGCCGGCGGTGTCAGGGTGATCTGGTTAGAGGGTATTGCCTAATCCTGGACGGGAAAACAGTTTAGCGTAAGATCCGCTGTACCTGAAGGGTTAATGGTTAACGCCACCTGAAGGAGATCGCTGTCACCTTAGGAGGAAGCAAGTGTTGAGTAGTCTCGTTAGTTGTGAAATTCCCAAGTAGTCCTAGAGTGATGTGATTGTGGGTAGGCGCGGCGCACCGACAGTGCTGTTAGTATTGCCGGTAGCGGGACTGAGCACCTCATCGCGAGTTCCTTAGGAATGCGAAGCTGCAAAGCTACTCGCCTTGAGTAGGGCCATATCCCGCGATGCCTTTCCTCATAACGATCAAACCTTTGCTCCAACCTTTTGCGCGGGGACGCGAGGAGCTAGGGAGGCGGACAGGGGAGACCTTAGGGTCCTGTGGGTGCGAAATAATCACCCTTAACCATAAACATCCCGGTGTGTCTATGGACCCCGCCGTTTGAAGCGGGGCTCACCTAAGACGTGAGTCTCGTCGATGGCGGCAGCAGGATGGTTCAATCCCCTGGCGGTCTTGTTGTGGTTTGAGAACCGGGGGTTGACAGGCCCAATGCATCACTCGAAAAGCGTCGTTGCTTTGGTACCCTCTCCTAGGGACGTAGCATCTACGGTGCCTGGCTGCTGTTCCGAAGACTGTTGGCCTTCGACTGGACGTCGGCCGATTTGGAAGTGTTAAATCCGTCAGCGGTGCTGCCTTAATGGGTTGTTCCACCATTGCTCTGCTTTGGCGGCTATAGTACTGCTTCACGATCGTAGGGAGATCCGGAACAGGGCCTGTATAGGACCTGCGAAGGGGCGAAGGGTTATAGCTTCGCATCGAACTACGTGACGGTACCAGGTCGGAAATACGCTCATGTGCAATCTAGATCAGCATGTTAGCGGGTGCCTGGTAGGTGAGCTAGATCACCGACTACAAGTACCTGACCCAGGGAAAGTTTTTAGGAGCTAGTAATGGCTCACCCAGGGTGCGAGGGGCCTCCCCATCAAGGTTTGTAAAACCACCGTTAACGATGGTGATTCAGCCGCCGGTTATCAAAGTTTCGACTTTAGCA